GTTAGGACCATCTACTGATGTATATGTTACATTACCAATCTTTACACCTGCTGAACTAAACTCAGCAACTTGTACACCACCTGCAGCAATTGCCGCTTTATCAGCAGCACTTCTATAAAAACCTGTGTTTGTATCTAATAAGAAAGAAACACCTGGTGCAGTTACTGTACCTGATGGGAATAATAATTGACCAGAACCTTCTGTTAATTCTGATGAACCTAATGATTGTGTTCCTGACCAATAAGCGTGTCTGTTTAATATACCAGAACCTGTGATAGTTCCATAACCTGATACAGTACCGAATGAAAGGTTACCTGAACCATCAGTTACGATTGCCATACCAGATGAACCATCAACCAATGGTAATCTAAGTGATAAGTCAGAAGACCCATCAAATGTTAGTTCTACAGATGCAGTTACACCGTTGTTTACGATTAATCTATCACCTTGAACACTACTGGTGTTACTAAATCCTACTTTCTTTTGCGCCATTATATGTCATTACTTTTTATGTTGAAGTTATAGTCAGGGTCTTCACACTCAGAACACTCACCATTGAAGTTCACTGATATATCAATGATAACTCCTGAAACATCATCTAACCATTTATCAGACATCGGTGTAACTGTTGGTGTTGTAGTAACGTCAAACAAATCTGATTTCAATCTAAGAAATCTAATAAGTCTGAATGCTACTTCTTCACAGTCAGATACAACTAAGTTCTGATTTGATACACCAGCATTAGAATCAAATACTAAATCGTAGATGATGATTTGATAACTTCTTGTTAGTGCGTAGTCATCAACTAATGTGTTAACTGGATTGACCCACATTCCTGGGTAGATTTGTTTTACTTTTGGTTCTCCATTCTCATTGAATAGTTGACCAAATCCGTACTGATTAACGTTTGAATCAGCAGTTGCCCACTGACCGAAGACGTTGTTCATTCCATTTTGTGAAAGGTATCCGATGCTCATACTGAATATGGTTTATTTCTTTTATGTTGTTTTTCTATATCCACCTGCTTGTAAATAAACTAAGTGGTTAAAGATGGCTGTTATTGGTAGTTCATACAACTCTTGAACTTTAACTAAATCACCATCAGCCATCTTCACTATCATATGGTAGATGCCGTAGTTCCTGTTGAACGCTTCTGCTTGCGCTTCTTCGTAGGTGTTTGGGTCTTCGTCGTCTTCATCAACGACTCCTGTTGTTCCATCATTACTTGGCTTGAATAAGATAGAAAAGCTATCGATGATTCGGTCCCGAGCAGAGAAAAAAAAAGAACGGCTCCTAAGACTGTCTCGATTGATAATGTTTTGAATAAGTTTGCTCTCTTCTCAAAACCTTGTGCTTTATGTTCTTCTATTTCATATTCACCATCAGGTAACTCTCTAAGAACTGGTCTGTAGATTAGGGCTAAAAGATTGTGTAGGTTTTCCATTGGTTCTAACTTAAACTGTTCAGCATCAATAAACACACCTGCTGAGATTAAACTCATATCAGGAATCAAACCATACTTTCTGCCTTCTACTTCAATGATTAAATCCATTTCAGCTTTAGGTTCTAAACATAAGAATGACATCTTACTTTGTAGTTCTTTGTATTCACTATAAGACATAGCTCTAACTTCTTCTGTATCTACATCTAAGCAGATTGAGATTTGTTCTACAAACTTTGTTATTTCATTTGTGGTGTCAATCATCATCATCTCTTGATACTGACTAACTGTTATGTCATTCCAACTTTTTACATCTTTCATTTTAATAGGTCATTTAATTTTTTGTGTCTTACATACCAATCTGGTTCATTGTTAGTTTCTTTTACTTCTAACTCACCATTGATGTTAGTGACTTGTCTCCACACCCACTTAGGTTGACCAATCTTACTCTTATCTTTTAAGTGAGGTAGTTGTATCTTTTCTAAGTAGATGTGTTCATCCATATAAATCGGTTCTCTTTTCATAAATCTAGCCATTCAATATCAAAGTCATAAGCATTTGCTCTAGACTGTTTCGTTAGATATGTGAAGACTGCATATCTAATAGCACACAAACCATCATCAAATAGTCTGATTGGTTCATCTGTTTTAATTTCGTTCTTCATCTTCCATTTGTATTTTCTAAGTTCATCTTGTAGTTTAATGGATTCTGAGTGGATGAAAAACTTACAACCTTTAACACAATCAATTCCCTCTTTAACTTCTTTAAGTGAGTTGACAGCATCAAAGCCTGCTCTTCTAATTTCTTCAATTGTTTTTGGTTCTGCTGAGTCACAATATATTCTTTCTGTTATATTCATTTCTTTCATTAAAGTTATCACATCGTTTGTAGTTAAGTAAGATTGGTGTATAACTTCTTCACACCATATTGTCTTAGAGTTATCATTGATGTAAACTTTGACTAAAGCTGTGGGGTGATTAAACCCAAAGTCCATTCCGTAAATGATGTCTGTGTATTTCTTATGTCTTTCACCTTCTTCATCTACATTGTAAAGGTCATCATCTACAAAGAACTTATGATGATTGTAAACTAACTCATTGTTCTTAGCGGGTAAACCTAAACCATAGATGTTCCATAAGTCTTCATCAGTTTGTTTGTAAGATTCAATTTGATTTACAATAGCTTGTGATAAAAAAGGGTTGTCTATGTAGGTAGAATGTAAGTATAAACAATCAGGGTCAGACATCATCTTTAATGAGAAGTGAAGAGCATCAGATGGGTTTTGAGCCATTATGATTGTTTCATTTGTTCTCATAAACAATTGGTCTGCTTCTTCTTTACTTACTTCGTTGACCTCATCAATAAAAACCAAGTCGTGTTTCAAACCTCTTAGCTTCATAGATTGGTCAATTGATATAAACTGAACAGTGTTATCGTTTAGTGTGTAGATGTTATTTGTTTTGTTGTGGTTCTCTACTTTGTAGATTTCATATGACTTTAACATTTCAATGAACTCTCTATAAGCACCAAGTCTTAAAGAAGGAAATGTCTTACGAGCAATTGTGATTGTTTTACCAGTGTTCTTTAGTCCGTAGATAAGAATGTATTGTAAGATAGCAAATGTCTTACCAGAACGAGAACCACCAACATTGAGAATGAATCTCTTATCACTGCTTAACATCTCATTTAGAAGTCTGTTCCCCTGAATCTGTAGTCTCATTGTTCAACATCTTTTCTATCGCTTCTTTAGGCATCACACCAAGAAGTATATCACCATCACCGTTAAACATTTGTCTTCTACCGATGATGTAAGCTTGTAGTGGTTTAACATCGTATATCTTTTGTATCTCACCAAATGTTAGAACCATAACAGTTTCTTTGTTTAATAAGATTTCGTTTAGTAGTAGTTTTGCGTATGTGTTAAACTGGTCTGTCATAGTTGTTTTCTTTTTTATATATTCATATCTCCACCATCTTCGTAGATGTTGTCCATTGAGATACATTCGTTTCTACCTTTATTAACTTCTTTCCAGCCAGCAGCTACACCTCTCTTAAAGATTTCTGTGTAGTAAGCAAAAGGATTATCACCTTTTAATTCATCAAACAGATGCCAGTTCTTGTAGATTTGATACATACCATTCTGATAACAATCTAACTTATCATCATTGTCTTTGTAGTAGAACTTCTTCATAACATTCTTACCTAACATATTAAGATACTTCTCAGCATCTTTAGTTAGTTTTCCCATCTCTTTACTCACAATGATTTCAATGTAAAGGTCTTTAGGTTTTAGGTACTGCTTACTATAAGTTTTCTTTGGAGATATCATCTTTGTTTGTTATGATTTTTATGTCGATGCCTTGTATTCCTATCTCACCTGAGTGTTTGATTTCTTGTGCGGCATACAATCCTCTCATCTTAGATATTTCTTTTCTTATTTCAAGTCTTAGTTTCTTATCTGATGTACTCTCATAAAGTTCTTCTAACTGAGCGATTGCTTCACTGAAAGCTGTTTCTATTTCTGTTAGTTGCATCTCATTGATTACTTTCTGAGCATCTCTTAGAACTTCATAAGCTGTTGTCTGACCCATCTTAATATCATTCTGTAAGAACTCTAAGATGAAGTAAGTAGATTTACCTTTGATTTTCATCATCGCTATCTTCTTTACTAAGAACTCTCTATCGTATGTTGGACCTCTCATATTACGGGTTTGCTATGTTTTGTACTTATTATATGTAGGTTTAGTCTGTTTGTTTTAAGCACAAAAAAACCAGTAGTCGGAAATTAAACGGCAATTCAATTATGAGTGAGACTACTGGTTTAGGAGTTAGGTAAATTATGTCGAAACACCTAACTACAAAAATTATATGAAAAAAGTTCTCAAAAGTTTTGGTAGTTAGAAAAGATTGTGTATCTTTGTAAGACAAATAACGATAAACATTTAGAAACTATGAAAGCACAAGAGATTATTACAACATTTGGTCTAACTGAACAAGAAATAACAGATAGGCTTGAAGATTTAGGTTATGAAGTAGATGATTTAGATTCAGCCGTATATTCTGAGTTTCGTCGAGTTTTATGGTATAGTGACTTAGGTCTATTTCTTATCTTAGAAGATGTTGATTTTAATTTAACAGATGAGTTAGAAGATGAGATTAAAAGTTTGGCAGATTAAAAAACATTCCGTATCTTTGTAAGACAAATAACGATAGAAACTATGAGAACACTTAACTACATTGAATTCACATTATTTACATTATGGGCAGGTATTACAAAAATGCCAATTGGTAAGTATAATTACAAACTAAAAAAGATGATGAAAAGACACGGTCATCCTTTGGTAGATTAAAAAACATTCCGTATTTTTACTAAACAATTAAAAACAGAAACATTATGAAAAACATTGACGACACTTTAAGTAACCTACACGACATTATCAATTCATCAGACGAGTATGATGTAACAAACATCAATGGTCTAATCAATGTGGCTATCGACAACCCTGATTTGTTCAAAGCTTTAGTTGATTTAATCAAAGCTGAAGGTGATACAAAGTTTGACCTATCAGTTTATTGCTCAGAAAGAATTGAAGATTTAGGTCTTTAATTTGGCAGATTAAAAAACATTCCGTATCTTTGTAAGACAAAAGAAATAAACAATATAAAAAAAACACTATGAAAGAGGCAGTTAAAAAATTACTATCAGAGATTAAAGATGAAAATCACCCATTTACAACAGACTTAGACAAATTAAGTGAAGAGCAGTTGTCTAAGCTAATGGAATTAGTAAAAGATTTTTTAAAAACTCCTTGGTAGATTAAAAAACATTCCGTATCTTTGTAAGACAAATAACGATAAACATTTAGAAACTATGAGAACAATTAAAATTACGAACATTAAGTGGAACTTGAAAAACTCATTCTACGATACTATACCATCTGAGTTTATGGTTGATGTAGATGGTGTATATGATAACGGCACATTTACTTGTGATGGACCTGATGGTGATATTGTTTATACAATTAAAGAGTTTGTTGAAGAATGGATTTCTTACAATGGTTCTAAGTGGGGTGTAACTGCAAAAACTTTTGACTTTAATTTGGTAGATTAAAAAACATTCCGTATCTTTACTAAACAATTAAAAACAGAAATTATGATGACTTTTAGCAAAACAGAAATTATGAACGATGTAGAGGAAATCATCTACCACTTAGGTTTGAGTCGTGAAGACTTAGATGAACTATACAACTCACAACACATTGATGTAGAAGACTCTACACTTGATGCCTTCATTATTAATCACGAGTGGATGTTCTTATCATCTAAAGGTGTTTATATTCAAAAAGAAGAACTTGAGTATTCTGACTATTCAGAAGAGTCAAAAAATGTAGTTATATTTTTGGCAGATTAAAAAACATTCCGTATCTTTACAAAAACATTAAAACACAGACATTATGAACAATTTAGGATTTGCAGTTATTAACTTAGTAGAATCAAGAAAAGAGGTCACTCAATTTTTTAAGAACGACAAACAAGATGGTATCAAAAAAGCTTGGTACTTTTACCACAGAGATTGTGATAAGATTATGGCTATCGATACGAGAGACGAGTTTAACGAGTCTATTGCTCTTTATGAGTCACAAGGATTCAAGTTTTCTAAAACTATCTCTGTAACTCACGATACTTGTGGTGCTAAGATTGTTAAACTACATGTGTATAGAAACCAAGATGAATCAAAAAACTTCTATGGTTATACTCAAGAAGGTAAGACATCTTATGATACTTTGTCTATGGCTTTAGGCTATCAACCAGCAGATTGTGAGTGTGTTATTGTTGAGGTTACTCATGTTTTAGCACCTGCTCAACCAAAGAAAAAGAAAAGAAAGTAATTATGACGGACAAAGAAGTTTTAGAAAGAATGAAGTCAGTCGTTGGTGACGACTACTTCGACTGGTATCTTGAGATACTTGATGATGTTATTGCCAAAAATCCTGGCATTCATTACATCAAAGCAAACATAGATGCTCTTCAAACATTAACTAATCATAATCAAGCAGCGGCTGATAATCTTAAAGGCATTCTTGTGCAACAGAAAAGAGAAGACAAGATTAACAATATACTCAATGGGAAAAGATAGAACATACAAATATGTTTTCAAGCATGTTACAACTGGTGCAACACTGAAGTTTGATTGTAAGTCAATCGAAGAAGCAACAATCTTACTTTCTACTATGGTATCTTTTGTTGGTGATTGGGATATGAGAAGGTTTAGGTACTGACTTGTGGATATAACAACCCCTTTATCGTTAAAAGGTTAGAACGATGTGTTAATTAAGATTAACTTAGCTGAAAGGATTCTCATCGTTAGCCTGTTGTTCGGGGCTGATGCGTCAAAGGTCGTTCGATAGTCTTTTGGTTATTAACTTCTCTAATAGGATGTAAAGTTCCTATCCGATTGCTTTTGAATCTGAATGTTGATTAGGCGATACAAGTATCATTTAACGACCAAGTTGTTAGGGTTTGGAACAGAGCCTGGATTTTAATTTTTTACCTTTCAACACAAAACACTAATGTGCCAGTAACTATGTGATGTTTCAATCACGATATGTCTTTTTCTTTTGATTGCTTGTTATGTCTCACTCTTACTTCTTTCAACCTTTACATTAGTTGATTATCGAAGTTCTTTCAGTATCAAAGGTAGATGTAATCCCTCTACTCGGCCGTTCATTGATAGTATGTTTTGTTTGTTGATTGCTTTTGATTGCCGTTACTTTATGTTATATCTATTAAGTTAAAAAAGTTTAGTTTTGTAGGTGTAGGTTTTTTATGGCAAAAAAAGAGACACTCTCAAAGTGTCTCGTTCTGATTTAGAGTTGATTCATCATAATCTTGTTAAAAACATTCCTATCGTCGTCTGTGAGGTTCTTATCATTAAGCAGACACCATTTAGCCCAACCTATTTTAGCACCTTTGAAATTGACTCCATCTATTTCATCTAAAGTTTTTCCTTTGTAAGAACCTTTAATCACTACTAAACCATCTTCACCTTCAACAAACATTGAATAATCAGGAATGTATTGTGTTGTTGTAAAGTTTGTTGTTTGATTACCTTTTAAGTAACGAGACATTATCTCCATTGCTTTTTGAATTATGAATGAATCTTCTGCTACATCACCATAGTAAGTGTATAAATCATTATCATCACCGAAGTGAGACTCTTCTTCTTCTACAGATTGTTCAGACATGTAATCAACATGACCTTGTAAAGCTATACACTTTGACTCTATCCATTGTTCGTGCTTTTTAACTGATTGATTATCTAAAGCGATATCACCTCTTCTTGCTTCTACTAAAGCACATTCTAAGAACTCACTTGTTCCTTTGATTTTTTCGATTTGATACTTTGATATCAAAATCTCTGCTAATCTTGTTAGCTCTTCTTTTGTTTTTTGTCTCATGTTACTCATAATTGTAAATTAATTTTAATGCGGCGGAATTGCCGTATGATTTATATTCAACAAACCATCAAAAGTTTTGTATAATAGTTATGAGTGGTTGTACAAAATGTTTCAAGGAATTTGGTTCTTTAAATGAGAAAGGTAAGGAAGTTAAACTGGCGGGTAAAGGTTTGTGTAAGTTTTGTTATCAAACAGAATATCTTAAAAGATTGTCTAACACTTGTAAAACTTGTGGTGGTGAGTTAATCAAACCATCAGCAAGACCAGTATGTAGATTATGTAAAAAAGTTAAGATGGAAGAATATAGATTAAGAACAAACAAAGCAAACAAGAACAGAAAGAAAGCAGACATGCAAACTGAAGGTGTGCCTATGACGATTGCACAACGAGAAGAAATAAGAAGACTTCTTGTTAGATACAAAGTAGGTATGCAAACAGGAGCTGACCACTACAGATTGATATCTGTTTACTTAGAGATATACAATGCTGATGAAGAGTTAAGTTCATTCACAGAAGACTCACAAATCATTATCGTTCTTAAAACCTTAAAGAAGTTATTTGATGCACCATTCATTGAGTTCAAACCAAAAGCTACTGATGATATGAAAGAGTATCACAAAAAGTGGAGAGAAAGAAATAGTAGTTATGTTGCCATTAAACGAAGAGAAAAGTATCTTCAGAATAAAGACAAGTACAAAGAGTATATGATTGAGTGGAAGAAAAACAATCCTGATAAGGTTGAATCTTACAATGCCAAGAAAAGAAAAAGTAGAGGACAAGAATGAAGTATCTAATAATCTGTTTGTCTTGTTTTATCATTGAGATAGCATCTACAATGTATATCTCTACTGTGAGTTCTAACTCACCTTATATGATGTTCTGGGCTTTTATAGGTCCTTTCTTAGGTTTGCCATTCATTGGTTACATTGTAGATGAAAAGACTTGGTTAGGTAGATTTAAGATTGCTTTATCATCAGGTATTGGATACACGATAGGTGCACTAATTGTGTTTACAATCAAAAACTAAAAGACAAAATGATAATCAAAAAGTTAATCATAACAAAGTTAGGTAGACACTATTGGAAAGATGTTAAGTATCTTAGAAGAGTAGGTGTTTTCATTGTAGATTTTAATGGTGAAGTTACAATGTTTGACAATAAGAAGGTAATTCCTGACTATGGAAGTTTAGTTGATATTATCGAAGACCTATGTAAACAACACGTTAGAGACACTAAAATAGAGAGGGTTCTAAATTAAATATATAGATGATGGGAAAGTCGTTTTTAGAAGAAATCAGTAAAGAAGTTGCTATAACATTGACTGTTGATATACCACATCTACTTGATAGTGTGAAGGTTAGAAAGTCTATAAGAGAACACGTCAACAACATCTTAGATGAAGTATTCAAGATTGTTTGTCAAGGTTTAGATGAAGAGAATATGCCAGAGTATGATGTGTTTATTTCATCATCAACTATATTCTCACTGATGGATGGATTATCACAATTAGTTACCGAGTCAGCTTTCTTAACGATATGGTTGTTCTTTGGTAAAACAGTCGAAAGATGGATAGAAGTGTGTGTTGATTACGAAGAGTACGAGTCAGCCTCTAACCTTAAAAAGATACTTGAATCAGATAGTGAATAAGTGGATTGATGATAACTATAAGTTTTTAGCAAAATGGTCTAAAGTATGGGCTGGTGAAAATTGGGGTGACTTACTTACTCACTTTACATTCTACCTACACAAGAACTGGGCTAAGTTCTCACTCATACCTGACGGTGAACAAAGATTAAAGTTTTCACAAACGTGGTTTAAGAACAATACTAAATGGGGTAACTCAGACTTTAATGTATCAATTACGGTAAATAACCTACCTGAAGGTTGGGAAACACCTGAAAAAGAATATGATGACTTAATTGAATTAAAAGCAGAAATGATGAGAGGTGACATATCAGATTGGATGTATGACTTACATACCAATTTTAGTCAATTAGAAGTCGATAGACTGATGAAATTAAGACAGATATACTTATCACTAGCAACACACGACAAAGTTCTTTATGACTTATATTTTTCTAATATGTTAACGATGAGACAGATAGGAGTTAAACTTGATTTACCACTATCAGCCGTATTCACAATGGTTAGTGAACTCAAAAAGAAAATCAAAATAAAATGCTTATAACAATCTTTGCGCTGGCTTCATTGACAGTTCTATGGGTTAACTCACACCCTACAAATGTACTACGAAACAAACTTTACAGAAAAATATATAAGTGTAAAGACTTTACAAACTTATGGCACTGGAGATTAATAAACTGTTGTTTATGCACAGGATTCTGGGTAGGATTAGTGGGAACCTTCGACGTTTACTTAGCCGCTATTATATCCGTAGTCGCAGAGTTTATATACAAAAAATTAACAGAAGGAGGAATATGATTGACAATGAGATATTTGAACAGATTCACAATTTGGTTACTGAATGGGTGCCAAAAGAAAACAACAACGTACCAGCAGACGTTATCACACAGATATTTAATCTACACAACAAAGTGTTTATGGATAGACCTGAGTATTCAAAGTCTTGTGGTGGTTGTAGACAACGTGTTTGGAACAAACTAAAGACTTGGTACTACGAAAACAAACAAAATTACGGATACTAACCATATTCTAAAAGTCATTTTAATTATGCCAATTAGTAAACAAGAAGGTGAGAACAGAGACGAGTTCGTTTCAAGATGTATAAGTGAAGAAATGTCCAAAGGATATCCACAAGACCAATCAATTGCAATGTGTATTGCTTATGCTGATGAGAACTTTGCTTCAGCAACACAATCAGTATCTGATGCTACTTGGTCTACTGAAGCACCAATCAATGTTAATCTTGAATCATACAGAGATTATCCAAAAGCCGCTCGTGAGAATGCTCAAACAGCTTTAGACTGGGCTGAGAAAAATGGTTGGGGTTCTTGTGGTACAGATGTAGGTAAACAAAGAGCTAATCAATTGGCTAAAGGTGAACCTATCAGTGAAGAGACCATAGCTCGTATGGCTTCTTTTGAGAGACAAAGACAAAACTCAGACCGTAAACTCGGTGACGGATGTGGTCGTCTTATGTGGCTTGCTTGGGGTGGTGATGAAGGTGTAGAGTGGGCTCAACGTAAACTAAGACAGATTAGAAATAGTAACTTTAGGTCTCAAAGAACAGTTATCTTTAATGAAGACTTTAATGAAGATGTTGTAAGAGAATACAAAGAAAAAGGATTCAAAGTACAAATCAGAAGTTCAAGAAAGATTTACAGAAAAGATAAGAAAGTTTGGAATAAACTTCGTTCGGTTGGTTTAACAGAAGATGCCTTAGTGTTTGGTGAGTTAAGAGACTTAAACAAAAGATATGACTATGATATGATGTTTACTGGTGAAGACCCTATGTTAGAAAAGTTATTAACATTAGGTTCGATTCAAGGTAAATACATTGGTGAACCAGTTGAAATCAATTCAATGGAAGAAGCAATTAAAGCTCAAGACTTAGTTAAAACTGTCGAGTTGAAGTTTGTTACAGTAAGTGTAGTTTACGTTTATCAGGAAAGACCTAATGTGGCTCCTGCTGAATCAGGTTCAAGACCATTCTGTACAAGATTATTATCGACACCTAACAGAGAATATACTTTAGACGAGATACAAAATCTACCTGTACTACATCTAAAGAAGATGGGACTTCCTGAAGACCCTTTCTTATACAGAGGTGGTTTCTACACAACACCTGGTGGTGTAAGAGGAGTTGATACAACACCTTTCTGTAGACATCAATGGGTTGCTAAAGTAAAGATAGTTTAATTAACTTTCTGGATATTTTGGATAGATTATTCCACCACCACTACCACCTCCACTTAAAGTGTGAAAACCTTTTGTATATTTTATGTAAACATCCCAGTCTAATGTTTCTGAGGTTTGTCCTGTTAAAGTTAATCTAACAGAGGCTGTACCATTCACAGTGAAAGTAGCAGCCACCGTAGAGAAATCCGTTTTCGTAGTGTATGCTATTGTCGAACCAATTATAGCCAGTGATGAACCAGTATGTCTAAATCCACCAAACGCATCAACCAAATATCCTTTAGAACCTGATTGATTAATACAACTTGCCTTAGTTTCAATCATACAGGTTTCACCTGAGAACATCGGTACTAAATCAAAAGTGTAAGTAGCAGCATTTGACATTGTACAACTCAAGTAAGAATGAAAAGAAGCTGATTCCATTTTAGGAGAAGCAGTTGAACTTATCGTTGTATAGTAGTATCTATCACCATCAGCCTCAGTATAGTAGAAGTTTTGAACTCCACTTTGAGAACCTGTGATAACTAATCTTACCTTTTCGTACTTATTATTTTTGAACAGTGTGTTTTTTACAGCCATTATTTAATTCTTTTGTTTAACTCTTTAATCTCTTTTATCAACTCATTCATCGTAAGTTTAAGTTCATCGAACTTTTCGCTCAGATTATTGTACTTGTTGTTGTAGTCATTTTGTAAAAGTTCTATCTTAGACCTGTTGTCGTAGGACATTTCTTTTACAGACCTTAAATCATCCATTGTTTTCTTTAGGAAGTATCCTATAATAGAAAGCATCACACCTCCTATAACTGTGAGTAGTGGTAACATATCCATTTTATCCTAAGTATTTTTTCAAGTATCTCAACTCTTCATAAGTCAAGTCTCTGTATCTATCTTCGATGTAGATATCTGAGTCATATTGAATTGTTTGAGGATACATATCTGTTGAAGCAGCATTGTATAAAGGAAACTGAACACTATACTGACAGATGTAGTTCACAACTCTTGTGTTCCAGAACTCTGCTAAGTTCTTCATTTCTTCACGAATGTATTTCATTTCAGACATATCAGCATTTTGTGTGTACTCTGAGTTTTGTTTAACAACACCAGCATTTCTCAATCTTACATAAAGATGAGGTATAGCAGAGTATGTAGACCAGTAAACTAATGCTTTAGAACAAAGTCCTAACAATTCCCATTCGTAAGATGAGAACGTAGCACCTGAACCAGCAACGTAGTTTGATGTTTTTGTTAAAAAGTCATTATACAACGGTGTTCCAAGAACGTCTTGTATGTAAATTGACTGTGAGTTTGATACAAACGGATAAATCTCATTGACATCAATTGATGTTCCCATTGGTGAGTTATCTTTTAAGTATTGGTCGTCTATGAAAAGTACTTCTATCATTGTGGTTCTTCTATTTTTATCGGTACAAGTGGTTCTATACTGGCTCTTGATACACCATTATATATTAAAACTTCTCTAAACGCATCAAGTAACAACTTTCTCTCAGGTTCAATAACCATTGAGTTAAATATCTGCCAAGATTGTAAAAGTTCTGAAGAGTAACCTAACTTACCAGGAGTCTGAATTCCTAGCAATTGTGGGTGACATCTGTGAGCTGTTACAATTTGTTGAACGATTTGGTCAGCAACTTGTAGTAAACGAGCATCTATGTTTGTAGCATCTAAAGTATCTACATCTGGTGCTAAGTCTTTACCATCGGCATAAAATATCAAAGCTTTACCTGCGTTTTTAGCACCACCGTGTTGTGCTTTAATTGATTCAGAGTTCATTCTTCTTTCTTCTGGTGTAGGTTTCTTGTAAAACTTAAACACCATAGAAGGTGAGAAACCATTGTTGATTGCTGCTAAGTTATATTCACCCATAAGTGCATCAGCTTTAATCCATCTCAAAGCAGAATAGTAGTTAGGAAGTGCATAGTAGTCCATATTGTTGTCTTCATACTTGATAAACATCAATTGTCTAATACCATCTTTGTTAGGGTCATAAGTTTCAATCTCTCTTTGAGGATTGTTTCTTAAATCTCTCCAGTTTTCAGAGTAGTAGTATGAATCAATGTTACCGAACTCATCTCTTTTACCACAAGCAATTCTTGAAGCATCAATCCAGTTGATGTCTGCTACACGAGTTCTATCCATAGAATAGATTACTTCAAAACAAGAATAACCAAATGTTTGTTGGTCTCTTGCAACTTGGAAAAAGATTTTATCAAGTTTTCTCCAGAAAGGAACTAACTTCCAGTTATCAACTAAGAACTGATTAGAGAGTTCTCTTGTCTCTTCGAATAGAAATCCTTTACCAGCTATCAAAGCTGTCTTAGATTCGATTATACTATCGTGTATCGCTGACGAGTTTCTATACTCTAAGATGTCTAAAGGGAATTGATTGTTAGGACCGAATAGTACCCAATCATAACCTTTATGTTCTTTTGGAATAGGTAAGTCAATGTTACGCATGTTAATAGTGTCAAAGATGTCTTGTTCAGATATCTTAGGTGCTTGAGCTGGTTGCTCTGGCTTTCGCATAAAGTCAAATAATGCCATTATCTTCTTAGGACTGGAATGTTTTTAGCGGGTCTATCTAAGGTAGTCCAAGTCTTAGTTTCGTTTACAAGTACTTTTCCCGTTTCGAGTACTGTTGAACCTGCTTCGACAGAATAAGACCACATTCCTGGGCTCATATTCAATTTTGGTGTGATTAAGTTTTCAGGTGTTCCAACAACTATGTCAAATCTTGACCACTTATTATCAGGTTGTAAGTCAGTTGGGTAAAAGACTTTACTTAATCCTGAGATATCGTTGGTGAATGTGAACTTGAAAGAGGCTGTTGAGCCATAAGGTACTGATTCTCTTAAACTCATCCAAACTGAAGCTGTTACTCCTGGTGTTAGATTTATTGTCATACTACAGATTTTGTTTATTTGATATGGATGTTATTTCAGTGTTTGTTTTTTAAGCACAAAAAACCCATCAGCTGTTTGACTGATGGGTTTTCTAATTTATGTTGATTATTTGATTACAATAATCCAGCAATGATAGATGAGGAAACACCTGGTGCTCTGTCTAACTCGAACCCTTTAAGAGTTAAAGTATAGTTTGAACCGTCAGCCTTAGCTGTACCTGATGTAGATGTAGATTCAGAAAGATAAACTCCTTCTACTAATCCTGGGTACCAGTATAAACCGTTACTATCTTTGATGATAACTGCTAAATCTCTTTGAGTTAAAAGTGCTAAAGTATTTCTCTTAGCAACTTCTCTTCTCGGGATAGTTACAGTTATTGTTTGCTCGAATAAAGCTGAGCCAGCTTCTACTGATTTAACCAAGTCTTCTTGGTATGCAGCGGAGTTTCTGTTGAACTCAAACTCGTAAAAGTTTGATGCTGAAGCCATAATGATACTTGATACAGTACCACCAGCTTCTGTAACAGTTACGATGTTATCTAAGTCGGTTAAATACAACTTAGTTAA